AAGTTATATTTCTTTTTACTTTTGTGGTTAATATGTTTATTCTCTTCAAGAACTTTTACGTTCTCATCATCCACTTCAACTTTTTCTATACCGTGTTCAAACATAACTTTATACCAGCTAATTTTTCCATCTGCATCTGGTTCTGCATGTTCACCTATAATAGTTTTGCCTTCATTCCACTCTTTGTGGAATATTTTACTAGCGCACATGTGCTTATCGCCTTCTAGTGAGCCCTTTGCAACACCATCGGTAGGAGCTTCGGTAATAACTCCTGCCCTGTAATCTTTAAACGTTCTCATCGTTCGTCTCGTTTGCAACAGGCACGCCTGTTGTTGGATCAATGTCCACTAATTCTAATGGTTCACCGTCGACAGGTATTCCTTCAGGGGCTACGCTTTGAGGATGAAACATCTGTTTTGCTGTGTCAACTCTTTGTGTATCCATTGCATGGTTTGTTCTGTCTTGCATTAAGTCATTAAAGTTTGTTTGAACGTCTGACGCTTTACCAGCTACCATATTGTCTAACATGTCTCTAATTTCTTTACTTTGATCTAAATCTTCTGCCATTTTTACATTCCTCCATTAGGGGGTCCTTCGGGATTTCCTTCCCCTGGAACCTCATCTTCTATATTACCAGCACCGTTAGGGGCTGCTTGATCTACCGCTGCCAGTGGACTCCATTGATATTGTCTCTGATATTGAGGTTCACCCAATAATTCAGTTTCAATTTGTTCAATCTGTTCATCTGTCAACATTAATACGTTCTTTTGTATGTAAGATTTACTAAAAAATGTTCCTATATATGCTGCTAATCCGTTTAATACTTCTACTCTACTTCTCAAAATCTCTTGTTCTTTAGACTCTGTGTAGTAAGCATCCGTAGCAAACTCAAACATTATATCATCTTTTATACTATTCCAGTCTTCTTCAGTAAGAATACCCTTTAGTAAACATTGCGTCTTTAAAAGATCGCTTAGCATAACTGAGAACTTTCTTCTTAACTTGATGATGAATTTTGTAAACTTCATTTCATCTCTGTTAATCTCAGCTGCTCTTCCAAAGTTCATACCTGCTTGTTGTTCCAAACGTGAGATAGGAATGTTCAACGATTGATATAGTTTACGTTGAAAGTATTCTACGTCCTCTATTTGCCCCAAGTTTTGACCTGCTGGCAAAGTATCAATCTGTGTTCCTGTCCCGCCTTCTCTTCTGGGTAACCAGAAGTCTTCCAACATTGACATAAACTTCTTGTCATCACGGATCTCGCCTGTATTAGCATCGTAAACTAACTTGTTACGATAACGATCCATAATGTCTTTTAGATATTGTTCTGCCTTCATCTTCGGCAAGTTACCAACATCTACATAAAATATTCGTCTTTCAGGAGCCCTTGTAATTCTATAAATTACTACTGCGTTCTCCATCATACGAAGTTGGTTTGCTGGCCTAATGGCCTTATGTAAATACGATAAAGGTATTTGTTTGTCGTGATCTATTAAACCACTTGGAGCAAAAGCTATAGCATCTTTTGTTATTTTCAGCCCTTGCTGATTTTCAGGTGCTACATACGCTCCAGGTTTTTGAGTTACGCCTTTATCATTATATATAAAAAACTCTTTAACCTCTGTTACAAACATGATACCAGAAGGATTCTTTTCCTTCTTGACTTCACGTACTTTCCTAATCTTTCTAGGGTCTATGTATCTAATATCTACTATACCCTGTTTAGGTTTCTCAAGATCTATTACCTTATGGAAATAAATCCTACCATCTACATACCATCTTCTAAAATAATCCTGGGCTCTATCCTTAAAGTCCAGGATATTCTTTATGTTCTCAAATTCAACGGCCATGTTCTTTCTAACACTTGATGAAAGTTTAACATCATCAAGGTTGATTTCAACCGGAGACTCATTCTCCAACTGTGCAACCGACTCGTTAATTATATCTTCGACTGCTGTATCGACATCTGCCATTAAGGCAATGTCTCGATACCGTTTAATCAATTCAGCTTCGGTTTGTGCGATCCCTTCGAGATCCATATAGGTACCATAGTACCCACCTGCTCTAATTGCTTCAACTGCACCGTCGTCGGATGGCGCCACAAAAGACTTTTCGCTTTGTGGCGTCTCCTTCCGTTTTATTTCAAACCCAAATAAATCCATAATTTTCCTGTCTAATTCCCCTAGGGATTATACAACGCTGTACCATTGATACTGAAACGTAACTGTGTATTCCTCAATGATGTCGTTCTGTGCATATTGTAATGCAATTTCTGACATGTTAATTGGAAACGCATCGTGTAATGTGTAACTTCCACCTGGAAGTGTATTATCGTTACGGTCTTTGTGTTCAACGTGCATAAGCGTTTGATAATCAGCTGGGTGTAATGACTCAGCCGTATTATATTCCCTATCGTTCATAGCATTCATCCAATTCTCAAAAGGTCGTCTAAGACTCTGTTCAGTGTCATTAGCAATAGTGATGGTCCAAGGATCAAAAATCCTTTCGCCAGCTAGTTTGACCTCCCTTCCTCGATACTGTATGATAGCAGGGTTAACAGTTGAAGCCGGTAAGGCTGCTCCTGTAACCAAGATGCTATAATTTGTCTCGGCGGGGGATGATGATGGAAAGTTTAGGGTGACTAAAAACTGATTGGGTCTCGCCCCACCTGCTCCTAATTTACCTTTAAATTCTGTAATATCCATTGATATTCTCCTTTTGTACTATTTATACGTTACCCGCCAATTTCTTCGAATGCAACACCAGATCTAGTAGCAATAAAGTTCAGTTGAATAAAGTTAATAGTTTTGGCAGGCTTAATAAATATGTCTGCAACAAATTCGTTTCTATCAACTACTTCACCTGTGTTATTACTCTGATTACATATAACTTTAAAGTCATATATTCCTCTACGTCCTTGAACGTCTCTTAGGAATGGTGTAAGCAAACTTGTAAATTGTGCTCTCGTAAATGCGTCGTTAAATTCAAACAATTGATACTTAGCTGCTGTTGCTACTGCTTTTTCTAAAACAATAAACAATCTTCGTACGTTTATTCTATTAAACGAACTAGGAGCTGCAAGTAATGTCTTGTCCCCAAATAATACGATACCGTTTCCTGGACTATTTATAACAGGGTTAACTCCATCTTGATACAAATCATCCCTATTTGCTTTAGTAGGGTTAAACGCTAATTTAACTGCGTTTCTAATTTGTCCTCTGTTGAATCCTGCTGGTGAGTACCAAGGATCTCTAACGTTATCTGTGTTTACACATAGACCCGCTATATCTCCATTTAATGGAACCCATCTATATACGTCGTTGTATCTGTCGTATTGATATTTCCAGTTGCCATCCATTACACTATAAGACGTCGCTGATAAAGCTGCTTTATCGCCTGTTATTTGTGTAACTTCGGAACCTGAATTGTTTACTACTGATGTAGATTGTGGTGATACGAAAACAATACAGTCTTTTCTGACTTTTGCTACGTTATCTTGTACCCACTTTTTATCAGTGTTTGACCAGCCTGCTGTCATCACTAAGTTGACGTCAGTTGTTTCTGCGTCTGCAAATAGTGCGTAAGATGTTTGTACATCTCCACTGTCTGGTGCATCGGAAACACCACCTGTCAAGCTTACAGTAGACTCTGCTGCTGTAAATCCTGATGTGAATGCTGTTCCTGCTTTAGTAGAGCCAAAAGTGCTCTCAGCTGCTGGTTGGTCTGTCCAACGGATAAATTCAGACTGATTATTAATCACGTCTTTATAGTAATTTGTTCCGCCTTGTAGGCCTTTTGCATCTGAAGCTTTGGATACTGCTTCGAATTTTTCTAAAACTGTACCTGCTACACCCGTAAACAAGCCATCTTCGTCAATAACAATAATGTGAAGCTCATCGTTTGAGCCTGCCACTAATGCTACATCCTGTGATGTCAAAGGTGCGCGAGTAAAGTTACTCTTATAAGTCCAATCTGTTGCTAAAACGGCTGTAGCTCCTGCTCCAGATCCGCCTCCGCCACTAAATGTAATGGCTGGTGCACTAGAATATCCGTTACCTGGATTCGTTATAGTAATTGCAGTAACTGCACCGCCACTAACTGTAGCTGTACCTGTTGCTGTAACTCCTGATCCTGGTGCTGCAAAAGCAACTGTGGGGGCTGAGCTGTAGCTCGAACCACCTGCACTAACTGTAGCTGATGCTACTGAATTAGTGTCAAAGTTACTTGAATCAGCGAAGGAAACCTTAAGCGAATTGCCTATGACTCCCGGATGTCTTGCTGCCCATACTCCATTACTACCTTGGCCAGTTGAATGGTTATTTTCGTAATCGTCTTCGTTCGTAATTAGAACACCTGCTGTCGAACCTGCGTTCAATGCTGTTGTGTCGTCAATTGATCGAACGACTTTAAGATTACTACCATAAGCCAAAAAGCTAGCTGCTGTAAGCCATGATTCATAATTTGTTGAATCAGGTTTAAAGAAGGTATCAACTAGATTGTTCTCAGAACTAATTGTTGTGATCTCGTTAACAGGACCCCATTGTGCGTCTATAACAACCGCGCCTACTGTAGTAGCGACTGCTGGAACGACACTGGTTAGATCCCTCTCTGTTACGAGAACACCTGGTGATAGCTGAAATGCCATGTTTTTCTCCTCGGTTTATATTATCTTATGAATGACACAAGTTTAATTATTATCATCGCAACTATTTATAATTCAAATTAATTAGAGCCAAAGTTCTATATGTACAGCTCTTTTTACTTGTGTGTACGTCTTTCTGGTAACGTTCTAGCATAGTTTTCTGATATTGATCTCATCTTATCTTGTACATTCTTATGGTAATCATCTTCTAACAACCACACATCATCGCTTATAACTTCAAACTCTGGCTCTTGTCCGTCGGCTCTTAAATAAGGAGTTAGGTTATGTTCTATTTCTCCCATTTGTTGTTTGTATAATCCTTCCCTAGTATTAACATCTGTCATGTCTTTAAAGAAGTTTTGTGTTGTTAGCCAACCAAACAGTACACAACACATAACTAGATCGTCATGATATCCTACGTCTGCTTGATATGTATTACCCTTTTCTATAAATGTAGATATTTCATGTATTATATGCTCATCAAATATCAACATTTTTTGTTCTTCGACTAAAGATTTAAATGCAAAACACCCTTGTCTCTTTACTTGTTTTGATGTTGTAACACCATGTTTGCTGGATTTACCAAACCCAGGACTTACATATTGTCTGTTTTGTTCTGAAACTGTGCTACAAATATTCTCATATTCTATTTCTTGATGTAATATTTCTACTACTTGTGACCCTATGTCATTAACTTCTACTAATACAAAGGCATCATTATAATCTTTTCCTACCTTCCCAATAACATCTGGAAATAACATAGGTGAGATTTTATTATCTTTATACTTTGCTACTATATTATAAGGCATTTCTGTAACATCTACAACAACAAAGGCGGAGAAGTCTCCACCAATTCCCCTGGCTGTATCGACTGTAATAGCGTAGAAATGATTTTCTTCTGGTGCATCGTATATATCTAGTCCGTTATTATGAAACTCTGGTTCTTTGGTACTCATAGCACCTATAGTCTGTGAGTTAATTAATGTATTAGTTGAACCTAAGAACTCACATAATACCTCTTGGTTGAACTTAACGTCTCCAAGTAATTGTTTTTGTTCTTCTAGCCACTTCTCATCACGTCCTGGTATCTCATAGTAAGGAATGAACATGTTCTCAAAACCGTTCTCTCCTTTTACTGACTCATTCCAGAACTTCCAAAAGTGATTATACCCTAGCGGAGTAGAGGTTAATAGTATTTTTGTTGTCTCTCCCGCTGAAATTGTTGGATAAACAGATGTAAAAAATTCATCTGCTATATTGTTAGGTATGATTGCTGCCTCATCAATGTACAACCAGTTGACAGACTTACCACGTATCGCTGCTGCTGTTGTTGCTGCTGTTAATACTTTACTATTGTTTTCTAGTTCTACGTCACCCTTGTTCCACGTCTTAACACCTTGTTGCATCCATAAAGGTAAGTTTTCATACATAATTTGATATCTGTTTAAAACTTCTCTTGCAGCTGCACTCTTATTAGCCATTATAGCTACTGTTTTATCTTCTTCAAAGATTGTATAGTGTAATATACACGCTGCTGCTGTAACTGTTTTGCCTTGTTGACGTCCTTCCATTAATACCACACGTCTATGGTTCATTATAACATCTACTTTATCTCTTTGGCAATCATATAATTTGAATGGTTGTAATCCTTTATCCAAAGTAATTATTTTTACATACTTTTCTATGAAATACTTAGGGTCGCCTTTGCATTTGATATACTCTGCAACTTCTTCTTTGGTGAAGTCATGCTGATAAGCTAACGGTTTAAGGTTAGGATTACCGTGGTAACTATTCCCTTCTGCTTGTGTCATCTTGTTCTACGTCTATTACTTTAGGATCCATTTCGCCTTTGATGGCATTTAATAGTTCTTTAGTGCTGCCTACAAATAGATTGTTCTGCGTCTTAACGTTTCCTTTAACTGAAGGATCGTCTGCTGTTACGCGCTTTTGTCTTTCTTGTACATCTATTATGTCTTTAGCGGTGTCTTGTAAATTCTTAATCAATCCACCAGCC